GTGTTCTTATTTCTATCTACCAGACCAGAAGTGCAATAGGTAACTGCATCTTTTGCAATCTTTACTGTATTTTTTCCAGCACCACTAAATGTTCCAGATGGATAGTTTGGTGATGGAGTGTATTGGAAATATTCCTCAAACTCAGGACCGTTTGAGAACTCACCGTTACCATTAGCATTTCCATTTATTCTTGCATAACCAGTATCTGACTTATCTGGATTCTTTTTCTCTTGACGAATATACTTCATCTTGAGAGGATCGATATATCTTAACTCTTGAATCCCCGCCATAGGATTCTTCATATCAATCACTTTGAGGTAGTAAACTCTTCCGTCTACATACCAGTTTCTAAAAATTTCGTGCGACTTTCTATCAAAGTCTAAGATTTCTTTGAGATATTTAAACTCTTCTCTAATTCTCTTTTTAAGAGATTCGCTCGCATTAAGATTTGATAACTCAATCTCAACGGGAGAATCATAAAGATCACTGACGATTGCCTCATTGACAACGTCTTCAATAGCACCATCACATTCTGGATGGAGTGCCATTTCTCTATATCTTCTTATAAGATCATGCTCTGTTTTAAAAACACCTTCGATATCTACGTATTGACCGTAGAAACCACTAGCAATATAATTATCAACCCCGTCCTCATTGGTTTGAGGAACGGGGGATATTACCGAAGGTGATTTATTTTGTTTGTCGTCAATAGAAAAACCAAAAAGTTTTGCCATAGTATAAACTAAGTACCCTTTATTCTTCTATTTAGTTAATGTCTTCACCACCAGCATTTGTGCCAGTACCCTTAGTTGCTTCCCACCACTGAACTTGAAGTTCAACAGTGAACTCTTGGATACCTTGGGCATCGTATGAGAGTTCAATAGGAGCAACCTGAGTTGGGAACACATCATAGAAGCGATAGGAACGAAGAGTCGATCCATCGCGATCTAACTGGTAAACATAAGCATCTGCTTGATAATCTGCTGGGTTAACCAGACCAGTGTTATCAGATACTCTGTTAATGGTGTTCATCCAACGCTCAAATGCAGAGCGAATGGAGAAGTCGGTATCGTTCAGAACGGTAACTGTCCAAGAATCGAAGGTTCTATCACCTGCGATCTTCAGAAGTCTTCCTCTGAAAGGAACTTCGATCTGAGCAATGTTGGATGCTGGGAGGTTTGCACCCTTCACCATGAATCTTGACTTATCAAGAACATCGGTTGAAGGTTGCGCTGCATCGGGGAAGGTGAGTACGACTTCAAAGAGGTTGGCGCGAGCGCCACCACCCGTTAACTTACTCTTGAAGTCAGTAATCTTTCTTAGTGGGGGTGGATTGATTTGATTTCTAGCTGGCATTGTTTTTGACCTCTAAGTTAATTAAACGGAACCGATTACTTCTTCAAAAGCAACACCAGTTCTGGTGGCAATGAAGGTAAGACCGATGAAGTTGATCGATCTTGCTGGTTTGATGAAGATGTCCGCTACAAACTCATTGTTGTCGATTACGGCAGCAGTGTTGTTTGTTTCATCACAAATAACAACATAATCAAAGATACCTCTCTTGGATTGAACATCGCGGAGGAATGGTTCAACGATATTTACAAAGTTAGTTCTTGTGATTTCATCGTTGAACTCAAAGAGAAAGTCCTTAGCAGCGGCAGAGATTGCATCTTCCAGATAGATGAACAAACGGCGAACGTTGATTCTATCAAATGCGGAAGACTTACCAAATCCAGTCTTATCACCGAAGAGGATGATTCCTGCTCCTGGTGAGAAGATTACAGAGTTGATTCTGTTAGAATACAGAATGTCTCTCTGCTTCTTACCTGGGTTGTAAGCAAGTTTAACTGCGTTGAGGATCGCACCTCTTGAAGTTCCAGCAGGTGAGAACCAAGGGAACTGTGTAAGATCTGTTCTTGCACAAGTACCAGCGATGTCTCCATTCAGAGGAACATAGCGGAAGGTATCATTGAAGCGGTCGTACATATACTTGTAACCACTATCAAATACACCATAGGTTGTTGATGTAACTGGTGCGTAGAATCCAACCACGTTATCGGTGATTGTATCGATATCATTTACGGTTACAGCACCAACAGCAGAATCATTCAAGAATGCCTGTCTGTATGGTGAAACAAACGCAACTGCATCCTTTCTTGCTTCGGCAACAGCAATACACTTGTTAGCGAGTGCTTGTGCCTGCTCCTTAGGATAGTTTGCAGAACCCATCAAGATGAAGTCAACTTCATACTCTTCAGTGTTCTCAAACTTAGTATATCCAGAAATGATATCATCAAGTCCAGAATACAGTGCAGTTGTTGTTGTCAGATCTGTTTGACCCTGATAGTTGGTTCCACCAGCAAGTGTTGCTGTCAGTGATCCAATAGCAGCAAAGTTAACTGCATCAGCATTTTGATCCCAACCAGCATCGAGGTCAAGTTCAAACTGTGCAGCACCGTTATCGCTGAATGCAATTGTGGTGATTCCAACTGGAGCAGATCCACCAAAGATGTACTCTGAGTTGGTGTAGAGATACTTTCTCCAGTAAGAAGGTGAACCTACAGAGAACTCAGCATCCTTTGCTTTGGAAAGATTCAGGTGCTTCTCAAGAATAGAACCAGCATTACCTGTGATTGTTCCTTTGTCATCGATAACAACAATATGAACCTCATCAAATCTAGCGCCTCTTGCAGCACCAAACTCTGAAGTTCCAGGTCTGTTTGCTAACTGATCCCACTCAAGAGATCCTACAGAAAGAGTGATTGATTGGTCTTCAAACCAATCCTTTTCTCCAGTGTATGCTCTTGTTGCAAACGATGCGGATTGACCAGTTGTGTGGATTGCAACGTTTCCAGTATTTGGAAGTGCATAAACACCGTTCTGTTGATAATCAACATCGGTCATTACACCAGCACCAGATACGTGCTTGATCATCTTCAGAGAAAGTTGCTCTGATCCGATTTCTGTAATAACACCTTGGAAATATCCATCCAGTACGGAAGTTGTTCCTGCACCAGGAAGAGTTGTTCCTGCAGGCACAGCAGCGGTAAATCCATATCCAACAGCAACTCCTGCTGTTGAAACACCTGTCAGAATCTGGTCTGCTTTACCATCGATGATGGCAACCTTAATACCATTTCCCCAAGTGCCTGGGTTTCTAGCAGCAACAGTTACGTTAGTGATTGTATTCTCATCGTAACCGAGTTGCTCATAATGCTCGGTGCTTTTGATTTTGATGCTTGATGCTGCACCTACGAATGCGTTCTTGAGTTGCTGATCATCTGCTCTAGAAACTCTAAGAGTTCCACCATAAGCAAGATAAGATGACGCAACCATCCAGTGCTCGTAGTGCTTATCGACTGAGTATGGTCTGCCGAAAGTGTCTAAGAGATCATCCTCATTTTCAATCAATTGAGGAAGATCAACAGGTCCCTTTGCGAATGGAGCAACAATAGCCCCAACCGAACCAGAGACTGGATCGACTCTTCCAATAGTTAAGTCAACTTCTCTTACTACAATTCCAGGAGATGCTAAATTTAGAGGCATCTTGGTGTTCTCCTTGGTCCAGAATTATCTAAAAATATTTATGAAAATGCCTATTTTTAGTGGGGAATGATGACGTGATATCTACCAATCAGGATATTCCCATTTATCTGAAGATTTTTTGACTCTCTTTCTAGTACATTCCTTACATTCATAGGAATATGACGAGACTACTGGACCTCTGTCTTTCCTAGTTCTGTAAAAATCTTCTACTAAGTTTTTAGTTTCCGCACAAACTCTACATTTCCTTTCGTAGAGAAGGAGATGACCTAACTTTAACTGGTCATCTAAGTCCATTAATAATACTCCCACATATAAGAACGATCACCATACTCATCAGTGTGCCAACGATCTCCATCCTTATCTGTAAATGATGTCATATCGCTAATACCATCATCCAAGAAACCGAATGGTGCCATATCTTGTTCGATTTGATTTTTCTGTTCTTCATATATTCTCTTACGAACATCATTGTCCGTCATTTCTTTAAAATATTCTTGTGCAACTAACCATGAGAAGATAACCAGACACATTGCTAGGTCATCGTTACATCCTTCTTCCGCTTCAAATGAGTTATGCCTCTGGGCAAATGTCGTAAGTTCTGATATAATGTCATAGTCAAGTGTCAGCAACTTGTCATCTTCCATCAAAGTTTTCAAGTTAGAGCATCCCAACTTCTTCACTGCAGCAGTCATCCTCACACCCATCTGAGATTTCTTGCCAGAGAAACCGTGTCCAACCAC